CTCCGCCCGCCGGGCAGTCGTGGGACCGATCGGCATAACATCGTCTTTTCTAAGGCGATTGTTGAAGATTCGACGAATCAGTATTTAACTCTGAGCGCGTCTCTTCAGCTGAACGTTCCCCGCAGTTCGGAAATCACGCTGGCGATGTTGAAAGACATCGTAGCCCAGTTGACTTCCTATGTAAATCTGACCGCAAACGTTACGGCCCTGTACAATGGAGCAACCCCTGAAGGGGACTTCAATGTGACGGGTCCGTTCAATCCGAGTATCGTTTAAGACGATACTTAGACCGTTGCCAATAAGGTTTACAACATAGACGGTTAGGTTGCTAGTGATGTTCTTAGGACTTGGAGGGAACCCTTTAATGGGAGACCTTAATACGTTCCAGGAGCGATTCCTCGCACTCCGTCAATCTTTATTGAACGACGGTGTTGTACGCGGATCACCTCTTCACATCAATGATCTTCGTATGCTATCTGAAAGGATAGCTAACGAAGGTACTAGCTTTGTAAAGGTAACCCTGCCTCTTTTAGGCAAGGCCCTCGATCTTGGCCTAGTAAGCGGACACTTTATGTGCACCGCCCACTTTGGTTTGAAGCGGAACACACGCCTTCCTCTCTTTGCATATGCGTTATTTAAGCGCATATTCACAGATGAGGGCGATCTTCGCGTCAATGCTGATGCTAGTACCATACAGTTTCTACGACAGTTCCTTCTTTTGGATTCTAAGCTCATTTTTGAGCCGTCTCCAGTAATGCGGGAACAGGCAGTACAGGAATTCTCTGATCGTATGACATCTCTTCGTAAGTTGAGACTCGATACGACCAATCCTGTGCTCCGAAAAGCTAGCGAGCTTATCGGGTATGTCCTTAAAGACCTTTCCTTAGATAACATTGAACCTGGTCATGGACCAGGCTCGGTTGCCGAGAGGATTGATCGATTCGGACGGTGGGATTTTGACTCCTGGCCTACTAAGGCTGAGAGGTATTATTCCTACTTTACGTATGGTATTCACTCTTTACTGGCCATCGTCAATCGGACTAAGCGTCTTGTCTGGTGTCGCGAGACACTGACTCGATGCTGTCTGGTACCGAAGGACTTTAAAGGCCCGAGACTGATTTCGTCGGAGTATTCTGTTAATCAGTATCTCCAACAAGGTCAGATGAAGGCTATAATGCGACACGTTTCTCGTCATTGGCTGCTTCGCAAATCGATTAGGTTAGAGGATCAAACCTTTAATCAAAAGGCTGCGAAGCTTGCTTATGGCAACGATGCCGTTACACTTGATCTTTCAAGTGCTTCGGACACCGTTTCTGTCCCACTAGTCTGGTTTCTCTTTCGAGAGGTGCCAGCGTTGAGAAAGAGATTAATGTGTACTCGATCGGACTACATGCTACATGCAGGTAAGAAGATCAAGATAGTCGCATTCGCTCCTATGGGTTCAGCGACATGCTTCCCGGTGGAGACGTTAGTGTTCTGGGCTATTTCTATGGCCTCAGTTATGCTAACTAGCCGTCATGGGAAACTTGGAAACAAGTTTCCTTCTCTTAGTGACGTAGCCAATGAAGTTCGCGTTTTCGGTGACGATATTATCGTCCCGAGACGTGCACTTCAGCCACTCGTCGGTACACTGCAAGCTGTTGGGTGTATTGTTAACAAGTCAAAGACTTGCATCGATACTCCCTTCCGCGAGTCGTGTGGCTCAGAGTGGTTTGACGCTGCCGATGTTACGATTATTCGTAACCGGCAATATCAATACGGTTCTAGCGTTTTGTTCGATCACCCGGTATTATGTGACCTCCAGCGAAAATTCTTCGCAAAAGGCTATTATAATACTGCTGCATTATTACTGGAATGGGCGGGAAAGATCTCGCCTACTCCAATTATTTCGATCTGTCACCTCCTTCCAGAAACTGGAGGGCAACAGATTGGTGTTGATCTCAAATCGTATCCACATTTTCTCCGTTCGCGCATTTTAATGCGTGCATGGATGGATATGGATCCTTCTTCGAGAGAGCAACTATACCTTGATAGATATTCTGGTTGCCTTGGCTTTCAGGATTCTCATACTGGGAATCTTCAAGTTAGGTACCACTCTGCCTATCAGAGATATGAATGCAGGCTCCCATGTCTCCATCAGAAGACTAAGGAGTGGGTTTCCGAAGGGTATCCTCGCTTATTGGCGAGGTTGCTAGGAGACCAAACTGATCGGATCGCCATCCGTGATCGCAAGATCAAAATGGCGTGGTCGTTTCTCCCTACTACAAATGGCTTTCACCATTTAGAATTGGGTTAAACGTGGGTGGACTGGTTCTATAGCTACCTTCCTTCTCCGTTTTCTTCTTCACA